CCCCCGCCGCAACCGCTTTGGTGCGTGAGCAGAAAACCAATGTGACGCAGATTTTCCACGAAACCATTTCTTTGACCTATGCAAAGATGGCGAACCGTGGTAAGCTGTCCGGCCTGAACACCGCTGGTCAGAACGCCAACCCCACTTCCGAACTGGATTGGCAGATTGCCCAGCGCCTGAAGAAGATCGCCCGTGATGTGGAACACACCTTCCTGAACGGCACCTATGCCAAGGCTGGTTTGGTTTCTGAAGCCAACAAGACCCGTGGCATGATCGAACTGTGTTCCACCGGCACCACCATTGCGGCTGGTGATGCTGAACTGTCTGTGGATATGCTGAAGCAGTTGTTCAAGGCTATGGCTGATGCCGGTGCCGCATTCGGCAACATGGTTCTGTTCTGCGGTTCTGAACAGAAGCAGAGAATCACCACCCTGTATGAAAAGCAGTTGGGGTACAATGCCGCCGCCCCCCGCAATGTTGGCGGTATGAACATTCAGAAGTTGGAAACCGACTTCTTTGAAATGGGCATTTGCTATGACCCCTTCATGAAGGCGGATTCTATTCTGATCGCTGATGTGGCCGCTTGCGCCCCCGTGTTTCAGGATGTTCCCGGCAAGGGCGTTCTGTTCTTGGAGGATTTGGCCAAGGTTGGCGCTTCTGAACGCAAGCAGATTTATGGTGAAATCGGCTTGGATCACGGCCCCGCCTTCCTGCATGGTTCCATCACCGGCCTGAAGAACGGCTAATTGGGGGTGTGAATGATGTTCAAGATCAGCGGCAAACAGAAATATGGCGGTGTGTGGGCTGATGGCAAGTGCATTGCCAAATTCATCAACGGTGTTGCCACCACCGATGATCCCGCCGTTGCCGAGATTATGAGGGCGCAGGGGTACACCGTGGAAGGTGAAGCCCCTGTGACTGATCCCCTTGCCAAAATGAGCAAGGATGATCTGAAGGCGTATGCCGTGGAACACGGCATTGATCTGACCAATGTTCCCGACAAGAAGGCGGACATTTTGGCCGCTGTCAAAGCGGCTGAAGGCGGTCAGTGAGAAAGGCGGTGACCCCCGTTGCGTGATGATGTTGTTGCAATGCTTACGGCCCTTGGCGTGACGGGGGCCGATACTGATCCGCTGTTGGATATTTTCTTGATGAATGTTCAACAGCGGATCATGAACAAAATTAACTGTTCCTCTATCCCGGAAGGGCTGGAAGGCGTGGCCGTTTATATGGCCGTGGGTGAATACCTGAACGCAAAAAAGGCTACGGGGCAACTTACAGGGTTTGATCTGGATGCGGCAATCAAGCAAATTCAGGAAGGTGACACCAATACTGTGTTTGCGCTTGGAGAAGGGAGCCTGACACCGGAACAGAGGTTGAATGTGCTGATTGATTATCTGATCAATGGCCGTTCTGATGAACTGTACCGGTTCAGGAAAATGGTATGGTGAACGCCCAGCGCAAGGCCCTTGAACGGCTTTGGAAGGATCGCTGTACCGTCTATCACCGGGTAAAGGTGACAGACCCCAAAACCAAACTCACTGATTTTGATGAAAAGCCGCTTCTTCAGGATCAGCCCTGTAAACTGTCTTTTGAAACCTTAAATTCAACTGATGGTGATCATGTTGCCACGGTTGCCCAATCCGTGAAGCTGTTCATTTCCCCTGATGTTGAAATCCCCGCTGGTTGCAAAATCGTTGTGACCCGTTTCAATGATTTGGAACGAACTTTCACCTATTCCAGAAGCGGTGAACCGGGGATTTTCACCAACCATCAAGAAATCATGTTGGAGCCTTTCAAGGGGTACGCCTGATGGCCCGGTGGGGAAAATGTGATTTCAGAGAACTTGAACAGTTGAACAAACGCCTTGAACAGCTTTCTTCCGTGGATTTTGATGCTTTTTGCCGAAAAATGTCCAATGAGATTGCCGCAAGGCTTTTGGCAAAGGTAAAGAAAAGAACGCCTGTTGGGGTGGTTCCGGGATATGCCACCGATGAAGCAAAGGAAGAATATTGGTCAGGATATGAGGGCGGCACCCTTCGGGACGCTTGGACAATCCTTCCTGTTGAAAAACAGGGTGATCAATACATTGTAACGGTGGTGAATAACACCGAATACGCTTCCTATGTGGAATATGGACACCGGCAAACACCGGGCCGATATGTCCCGGCCTTGGGTAAGAGCCTGAAGGCAAGTTGGGTGAAAGGGCGCTTCATGCTGACCATTTCCACCCAAGAACTTGAAACCCAAGCCCCCGCATTGTTGCAACAGAAATTGTACCTGTTTTTGAAGGAAGTGTTTTAATGCTGAATGAAATTATCAAAGGAATTTCAATGGCGCTGAACACCGCCTTTGGGGATGGATATGAAATCTATCAAAATGATGTGGAACAGGACTTGAAAGAAGGCTGTTTCTTCATTCAGGTTTTGAAACCCGAACTTTCCCCGTTGTTGGGGCGGCGTTCTATGAAACGGAACCCGTTTGATGTTCTGTATTTTCCAAAGGCCCCCGGAAATAATGCTGAAATGTTCACCGTTGCGGAAACGCTGATGGAGTGTTTGACCCTGATCAGCCTTCCCAACGGTGATCTTTTGCATGGAACCGGGATGAATTATGAAGTGGTGGATGGGGTTCTTCATTTCATGGTGAACTTCAACTTGCCGCTGATTCGGCCCTATGATGAAACCTATATGGAAACCTTGGAAACCGATGTTGGAACGGTGGGAGGGGGTTAAAAATGGCTACCAGCACCAAAACGAAAAAGCCCAAGGCAACAGAAGCGGCCCCGCCCGTTTCCAAGGCCCCGGCTTTTCCCAAGGAAAGAATTTTGACTTTCCAGAGATACGCCAAACGGCGTGATCTTCTGTCCACCTTGCTGAAGGATGGGCAGGAATACACCCATGATCAGGTTCAAAGCCTGATTGAAAACTTTATGAAAGGCAAGGTGAAGTAATATGGCCCTTGGCGGCGGTACTTTTCTGACGCAGAATAAAATTCTGCCCGGTGCTTACATCAACTTCATTTCCGTTGCGAATGCAAGCGCCACCCTGTCTGATCGTGGCATTGCTACGATCCCCCTTGACATGAATTGGGGGCCTGAAAATCAGGTTATGACCGTGGAACTGGCTGACTTCCTGAAGAACAGTCAGAAGATTTTCGGTTATGCCTATACTGCGGATGAATTGAAGCCCATGCGTGAGATTTTCAAACACGCAAAGACGGTGTATTTCTTCCGCCTGAACGCTTCCGGTGTGAAAGCGGCCAACACCTTCTGTACGGCCAAATACCCCGGAACCCGTGGTAACAGCTTGCGGACTGTGATCACGGAAAATGAGAACAGCACCAGTGAAGCCAAACTGTATGATGTGGCAACCTACCTTGACACGGTTCAGGTTGACCTTCAGACCGGTGTTGCTTCTCTGGCCGATCTGAAGCCCAATGATTATGTGGACTGGATCACCGGCGCAAGCATTTCCCTTACGGCTTCCCTTCCTCTGAAGAACGGCACCAATGGCACCGTTGAGGATGCGGCCTATCAGACCTATCTTGACAAGATGGAAGCCTATAACTTCAACGCTATGGGTTGCCCGTCCAACAACCCCACTATTTCCGCCCTGTTCGCCGCTTTCTGTGAGCGTATGCGGGATGATGTGGGTAAGAAGTTTCAGGTGGTTTGCTTCCGCAATCTGGCCGATTATGAAGGCGTGGTGAGTGTCAAGAACACCATTGCCGGTGAAACCGATGATCCCGCCCTGATTCCTTGGGTTACCGGCGTGATTGCTGGAACCGCTGTGAACAAGAGCGCAACCAACATGGATTATGATGGTGAATATGCCATTGATACCGATTACACCCAGACCGAACTGGAAAACGGTATCAAGGAAGGTTCTTTCATGTTCCATCAGGTGGATGAAAAGGTTGTTGTTCTGGAGGACATCAACACTTTCATTTCCGTTACGGATGTGAAATCCAGCGACTTTTCCAGCAACCAGACCATCCGGGTTTTGGATCAGATCGCCAATGACATTGCGGTTCTGTTCGGCAAGAAGTACATCGGCAAGGTTCCCAATGATGCTTCTGGCCGGGTGAGCTTGTGGAACGATATTGTGAAGCACCACACCGAACTTCAGAATATCCGGGCCATTGAGAATTTCAGCGGCGATAATGTGACCGTGGCGCAGGGCGATACCAAAAAGGCGGTTGTGGTGACGGACTATGTTACCCCCGTCAACGCTATGGCACAGCTTTACATGACTGTCTATGTGCAGTAAGAAAGGGGTGTAAATCGGTATGAATACGGTAATGAATGCGAAAGATACCGTTTCCGCTTCTCTTGCGGAATGCTTTGTGACCATCAGTGATCGCCGCTTGAACTTCATGCAGGCAATCAACCTTGAAGCCAAGTTTGAGAAGAACAAAACGGAAGTGCCTATTTTGGGCAAGACCGGCAAAGGCAATAAGGCCACTGGCTGGAA